TTCGCGCCATTGCAAACGAAGTGGATGCTGATCTTGCATCGCTTTATTACGGCTCATCCCGCGCAATCGGCACCATCGGCACTACACCTTTCGGCATCAAAGAGGAACTGACTGATTTTGCTCAGGCACGTCAGGTGCTGGAGGACAACGGTTCACCAACAACAAACCTTCAAATGGTGCTGGGTTCGTCAGCCATCGCGAATGTGCGTGGCAAACAGTCTGTATTGTTCAAAGTTAACGAAGCAGGAACGGACGAACTCCTGCGCGAGGGCATCATCGGACGTATTGAGGGCTTCAACCTTCATAACTCAGCCGGTATTAAAAAGGTGCCCGCCACTACAGCGAAAGGTTACCTGGTGAACGGCACCAAAAAAGAAGGTGACGTGATTATTCCTGTCGATACCGGCACCGGGGAAATCGCGCGGGGTTCTGTCCTTACTTTCGCTGGCGACAGCCACCGCTACGTGGTTCTGGCAGCGACAGCAACAACTATCACGCTTAGCGCGCCGGGTCTGCGTCAGGATCTTGCCGATAATACTGAAATCACGGTGCAGGGCGGGTTCGTGCCAAATATGGCTTTTGATCGCAATGCATTTGTACTCGCCTCCCGTACTCCAGCAATGCCAAAAGATGGGGATTCAGCAGATGACGTGATGAACGTTACTGATCCTGTATCGGGCATCACGTTCCAGGTTGCGCTTTATCGCCAGTATCGCCAGGTGCGTTACGAGGTCGGTCTGGCGTGGGGTGTGGCGTCAGTTAAACCTGCGCATTCAGCGATCATTCTCGGTTAATAGAGGGGCTTCGGCCCCATTTTTATTTCTGGAGGACATATGGCGAATTTAACGAAAGAACAGCGGGCGGCGAGACAGGCGGAAGAGCTGCAAAAGCAGCAGGCGGAGCAACAGCAGCTTGAACAGCAGCGTACCGAGTTAGACCAGTTGCGGCAGGAGCTGGAGCAGCAACAACAGCAGTTGATTTTGCAGCAGGAGCAACTGGCGCAGGCTCAGCAGAAACTGGATCTGGAACGTCAGCAGCTTGCAGATGAACGCCAGAAATTTGACGCTGAACGAAATCAGCCGTTGCTGGCGGCTTCACTGGTGAAGCCTGAACCCGGCGAAGGGGATGGTACGGGTGCAGATGGAGAATCGACGTTTACCCCGGCTGAAATTGCTGCAACCGTTTCGATGGTGCGCCATTACCCTGAATTCCCTGGCGGTCCTACCGAGGCCAGAGTTCACTCAGATAACGTCAGAAAATGGATCGAGCATGGCTGGCTGGTGGCTGACGAGGGCTGAATATGCGCGCGTTCATCACCATCACTCAAGTGGACACATTACTGGGTTCTGGATGGACAGAAGATAGCAAAAAATCGCGGTCTGTCCTGGCTGCTAACGCGTGGATGAACGGCCTGAATCTGCACATTAAAGGCGACGGTGTTCCCGATAACGTCGTGCTGGCGGGTGCCTATGCTGCTCAGGCCGCTGCCAATGGTGGACTATTTCAGCAAAAAACTGATTCCGGCGTGCTTACCAGTCGCTCAGTAGAAGTAGACGGGGCCAAGGTTTCAAAAGCCTATTCAGCGCTATCAACCAACAGCACCACATTACTCGATTCAGACCTTCAACTCGCGCTGGCGCTACTGCGACCGTATGGGGCCAGTTCATCGCAAATACGCGTTAACAGGGGGTAGGGTGGGTATTCGTGACGAGTTACAGGCAGAGATTGCTGTAGCATTTGATAATGATTTAAAAGATGCGGTTTGCCAGTTCTCTGGGGAAAGTTTTTCAGAAAAAAGTGTTGATCCGGTAACGGAGCAGGTTATCGGTGAAAAAATCAGTTATTCAGGTCGTGGCGTGCTTTCCAGATACCGGCTGGACAGCATTGATGGCGTCAACATCCTGCGCGGCGACCTGAAACTGACAGCGCTGACAAACGAGGTGAGCGGTAAACCTGGGGTGGATCATCTGATCACAGCGCCAGACCTGCTTACTGGCAAATCCCAGCAATACAAAATCATTAGCGCCAACACGGACCCGGCGAGGGCGGCTTATCTGTTGCAACTACGGAGGGCATGAGTGGGAAAATCGTGGGATTTCGATCCCGCTGCGTTTGCGGGACTCGTTGAGGAGGATGTAGGGAAAAAACAGCGTGCGATCGCTATCCAGCTGCTCAACAGCGTAGTCATGAGATCACCTGTTGGTAATCCCGAATTATGGGCCATCAACAGTGCGCAGGTTCGTCAGCGTGATCGTGTAAGTGATATTAATCACGCACTCAGAAACAGCGATGAGCACGGCGCAGCAGATAAAAATGGTAACAGGAGGATTAAAAAGGGCCACAAAGTCACGCTCGCAAAAGCGGTGTATAGCGCTAACTCAGGGCCATTTGGCCCGAAGAAGCCTCGCAAGATGAAACGGGGGCAGGGAGAAATTTACCGGCCACCTGATTATCGCGCCGGTACATTTCGGGCCTCGCATTTTGTAAGCATAGACCAGCCCAGCAATTGGGTTCCTGAAGAGCCTGATCCGGGAGGTGCTAAAACTATCGAGGCTGGTGTAGCAACTATTTCAACTGCCCCGAACTTCTCAAAAATTTATATCCAGACAAATCTGCCGTACTCCGTCGCGCTCGAAAACGGGCATTCCAAACAGGCACCAACCGGCGTCTATGCCGTGTCGTTTAACGATATTGTCCAGGCCTACAAATGACGTTCACAGAAATCAGAGAGGCCATCACCAGACGGATGACGGCCCAGACGGCTATTCCTGCTGATGCGGTGACATATCCGAATGGACCAGTGTTTGATCCGTCAGGGAGGGCTATATGGGCGCGACTGAATGACATATCAGGGCTGTCGGGCGCTAATGAAATCGGTGCGGGGGCGGTGGTCCATCGCACAGGTGTGATCATCATTCAGTTGTTCGTTCCTGCGGGTTCTCGCTCGCTACTTATCACTCAGACCGCTGACAAAATCCGGGAGCTATTCGAGTTTCAGGATGATGGACGCCTGAGCTATTTCTCCGTTTCAACAGTGCCTGCAGGTGAAAGCGATGGCTGGTATCAGCTGAATCTGCAAATCCCGTATCGGGCTATTTAACCTATTCAAAATGGAGGTGTCCGCATGTCAAGCGGCGCTAAGGTCGTCTCGGCCTTTATTCGAGAAGCTGTCGCAGGTGTTACGCCTGCTGCCGGAACATGGAATCTGCTCAAACGCACTTCCTGGGGCATTGCACCCGACCAGAGCAGTGACGATAACGACGAGATCGGCGGATCACGCATGGCCCAGGGCAAAAGCATGGGAACTGTCGATGTTGGGGGTGATGTCGGAACTAAATTCCGCTGGGGCCAGCATGATGAATTTCTGGCTTCCTGCTTCGGCTCTGAGTGGAAAAATGACGTACTGACGATGGGCAATGATCGTATCGCATTCAGTATGGCCACGTATGCCTCAGATATTGGCGTAGCGTCTATTGCGCGTGGTTGTCAGGTCGGCACCTTCAAAATGGAAATCCCCAACGATGGCGATATTACGGCAACGATTACTGTTGCTGGCCTCGATTGGGATTCCAATGCCAGTGACAATAGTTATTTCACTGAACCGAAAGACAATGCCGGCGAGCTGCGCTACTCGTTCAAAAGCGTCTCCAACATTAGTCTGAATGGCGTTGATGGCGGCAGCGGATTCTGTATCGACTCGTTCGATATCTCGTTTGATAACAACCTTCAGACTCAGCGCTGTATCGGTACTGGCTCAGCGTTCGCTGGTGCAAATATCCAGACCACATTCACGCCGTCAGGCTCTGTCACTCTGTCATGGTCAAAGGCCGCATGGGAGGTGTGGAGCAAAAGTCTTACCGGGGCCACCGTGCCATTCAGTTTTGCTATCGCAAATGATGAAGGCTCTTACACCTTCGATTTTCCGAAAGTTCAGGTGGCCGGCGACTGGCCGGATGGTGGCAATACGGAAATTATTCAGGTGCAACTGGATATCACCGCAGCCGATGTCTCACCGACGATTACCCGGAAAGCGGCAGCAAGCGCCGATGACGCCAGCCAGCCTGCTTAACAGGCTGACTGAGCATTAATAGGAAAAATTTGTGATGTTACTGATTTCAGAAAAAATTGATTTGAATGGCGAGCGCTGGATTGGTGTGAAAGAAGGGCTGCAGAAGGGATTACGGCTCAAGATCGGCAGTATTCAAAACCCTGAGTATCGATCCCGTAACGCATTAATTCGCCGACACATGGAAAAACTGGACGCCACCTATAATGTTGGCACCAGTGAATTCGTTCTCTCCGAAGTGGGGGATATTGATTCCAGTGATGATCTCTTGATCGAGAACTGTGCCCGATTTTTATTACTCGACTGGCAGGGTGTTGGCGAGATGGTCGATGGTAAGGCTCAGGCGATTGACTACACCCCTGAAAAGGGGATTTTGCTGCTGCAGGAAAAGCCCGCTCTTTACTGGATTATCCTGTCTGTTGCCGCTCAGATTGCCGAGGGCAAACAGAAACAGGTCGAGGAAACCGTGGGAAAGTCCTCGAAGCGCAGAAATGGCTCCAGGAGTTCGGCGGCGAGAAATCGGAGAAAGCGCGCTGGCGCCGAGAACAGCTAAAACTCCCTCCCATACCTGAGCCAGATTTCGACAGTGTCTGCTCTGAAATCCTCTCTGCATACTCCGTCATATCACGCCTGCGCCGATATGCCGGTTCCAACGCCATTCCTCTGCCAATCAGCTGTGCTGAGATAGATGCGTTTCTTTCCTCACATCGGCTGATGATTGATCGTGACGAGTTTGAGGCGGGGATATACGCCCTTGATGATGCGTTCCGCACAAGCTGGGCTGAGCAACAAGAGAGGATTAGAAGGAATAAAAAAAATAAATAAAAAAATGCCTGCTTTTGCGGGCTTTTTTTATCTGGAGTAAAAAAATGTCTGAAACTGAGTCCAGGCTTGCGGTTGTTATTGACAGTACGGGCGCTGAGAAAAACGCAGTAAACCTCACTACAGCGCTTCAGGGATTAACTGAATGGGGCCAGAAGGCGGCTGCGAGTGCCAATAAAGTCACGAAATCATCTGAAGAAGAAAAAGTAGCATTAGAGAAATTAAAAACTGCTATCGATCCGGTCGGTGCAGCGATCAACACGGTCGGCCGCAGATTTTCAGAATTAAAAAAATATTTCGACAAAGGTCTAATCGACAAAGAAGAATTCGATTCTCTGACCAAAAAATTAAACGAAACCACAGAGGAATTAAGTGGTGTTGCACAGGCTCAGCGCGAGGCTGAAAAAGCAGGCAGAGCAGCGGCAGCGCAACAGCAGGCGCAGGCGCGAGCATTCGACGCGATG